TCAGTGCCTGCGGTGTTAAAGCACAGTCCGGTGGGGGACCCATCAAAGCGTGCGACCGAGACGCTTATCGACGCATAACTGGCGGTGGATACATCCCACGCAGTGCTGAGATTGTACTGGAATACAATGTCATTTGTTCCCCCCATTATGTACATCGCGGTGCCGTTAGACTTGAAAAACACCCCGGTAGGGCCGTTGTCTTGTGCGTTCACTGTAAAACTTTTTGATGCGTAACTTGCTGTGCTTACGTCCCATGCCGTGCTTAGTGTGTACTGAAACACAGTATCTACAAGGGTGCCGATGACATACATTACAGTGCCGTCGGGCTTGAAGAATAGCCCACTAGGGTTTGTCTCTTGCCCAGCGACAGAAAAACTTTTTGACGCATAACTCGCTGTTGCTATGTCCCACGCCGTGCTAAGGGTGTACTGAAACACGGCGTCGTTGGTCTGCCCAACAACATACATCGCTGTACCATCAGGCTTAAAAAACAAACCCTGTGGGACGCCGTCTTGGGTCTGCACTACAAAACTTTTACCTGTGTAAAGCGCCGTTCCTATATCCCCCGGCGTGCTTAATACATACTGAAACACAGTATCGTTGGCGGTACCCATAATATACATCGTAGTACTATCAGAACTGAGGAAAACATCAGTTGGGGCGCTCTCTTGTGTAGCTATGATTGCGCTTCCGTAGAATGGCAACCCAACTAAAAGAAAATTTCCCGTAGCGGCGTTCCAAGGGGTGGCAAAAGTTACTCGGGTCACGTTTCTGGTACCGCTGTCTGAAATATATGCGTACAGCCCATCTGGGGAGAACGTCAACCCAGTAGGAGTAGCCGTAATGTTGAGAGTCGCGCTAGTAAAACTGGCAGTCGTGACATCCCAAGCAGTACTTAACGTGTATTGCAGTATGTCGTCCGAAAATGTTCCGGTTACATACATTGCGGTGCCGTCGGGCTTAAAAAACAGCCCACTAGGGGATGTTTCTCTTGCTGTAACAGAGAAACTTTTTGATGCGTAGCTCGCCGTGCTGACATCCCACGCTGTGCTAAGCGTGTATTGGTATACGGTGTCAGTACTGCTGCCCGCAATATACATTGCAGTGCCATCGGACTTAAACGCTAACGCTTGTGGGATGCCTTCTTGCCCAGCGACAGAGACACTTTTTGACGCGTAACTTGCTGTTGATACGTCCCACGCTGTGCTTAGTGTGTACTGATACACGGTGTCCGTAGTGATGCCCACGATATACATCGTAGTACCGTCGGGCTTAAAAAATAAATCCTGCGGGCTTGTGTCCTGTGTAGCTACAAAACTTTTTGTCGATGCTGTAGTGGTCAACAGATCAAATGCCGTACTTATTGGGTACTGAACCACCGTAGTGGTAAAGGTATCAAGCAAGTACAAATTTAACCCATCAGTACTTATAGAAACCCCAGTAATGTTGGCAAGTATAGGAACAGGGGTGTACGCGTTAGTACGGTAGTACGAGGAAGATATAAGCCACGGCACCGTTATTGGAAACTGCGTCACTGCAGCCGGACCAGCAAAGAATATGGTACCACCGTCACTGCTGATAAAGACGCCTTGAGGCGAAGGCTCAATACTTGTAAACGCCTGCGCTACTGCGCTAAAGGCCGCAGTGCTAACGTCCCACGCAGTGGAAAGAGTATACTGGTTTGCTGTATCGAGGTTAGACCCTGTCACGTACATGCGGGTACCGTCAGACTTGAAGAACAACCCGGTTGGCGCGGTTTCTTGGGCTGAAACAGAAAAACTTTTCCCTGAATAGCTTGCTGTGTTGATAGCCCAAGCAGTACTTAGTGTGAACTGGAGCACAGCATCATTGGTCAGCCCAAGCACATACAGCGCTGTGCCATCTGACTTAAAGAACATAGCAGTAGGATTATTTTCCCCAGAAATCGGAAAACTTATAAACCCGTAGCTGGCAGTAGAGACATCCCACGCAGTGCTAAGAGTGTACTCGAACACAGTATCGCTGGTTAGTCCCAAGACATACATGACCGTGCCGTCGGGCTTAAAAAACAAAGCTTGCGGGGTAGCGTCTTGCCCGGAGACCAAAAAACTTTTTGACGCGTATACTGCGGTAGTTATATCCCACGCAGTGCTAAGTGTGTACTGGAATACCCTGTCGTTGGTCTGACCAATTAGATACATCGCGGTGCCGTCGGGCTTGAAGAATATGTCAGTGAAAGACGTATCCTGCGCAGCCGTCGAAAACGACACCACTTTACTAAGCGCAGTTGCGTTTACGAGGTCCCAGCCACCGGATACTTGCGCAGAGGCTAATCCTTTCCCAGCCAGCATCAGGCATCCCCTATGCGGGCGCCGAATATAGTGGCCCCAACCTTCCAGAGCGTAATCCCCGTATACCCCGTGGTATTGAGCGTAGGGGCTACTCCACCGTTAGTCTTCCACGTAACAGCCACCGAAGACCAAGTGATGGTAAACGCAGAACCGTCATCCACCATCAGAGTAATAGACTGTCCTGTATTCCAAGTACCTGCGGTAGGGGTAGACGACCCGGTCAACGTCCAAGTCTGTACAGTGCCGTTGGTGGGAGACAGAGCAGGCGTGGTGCTGGATGGGATGGCGTAGACCTGTTCAGTGTAGCCAGCGTTGATTGTGGGGCCAGAGACTGTCGGTGAAGTTCCGAACACCAAAGCGCCAGAGCCAGTCTCATCAGTCACTGCAGAAGCGACCTCAGCAGACGTAGCAATCAGCGTGTTATTCGCTAGGTTGATCGTCTTATTCGTCAGCGTCTGCGCAAAGTCCGTCGCAACAGCTCGTTCTGCAGGGTAGGTAACGAACACATCTTTTGCGTTGGACGCAAAGGACACCGCACTGCCGCCACTGCTGGACTCAAGAATAGTGTCCCGAGACAGCGAGGTACCGCTGGCGGTGTACGTGCCAATGCCTACTTCCCACGTGTTCGCCGTGGGGTCAACGATGGTGTAGTACGTAGTATTGCCGTTCCCAATTACAGAGAACGACTGATACCCAGCAACCGCCCCAGCCAAGGTCAAAGCGCCGGTACCTGCAGTCGTAGACGTTTCCTTGACTCGGTCTTTCAGTACCAACGGCATGGCCTACCTCACGCAATGCGGATGATGGCCGTAGACGAAGCGGCGGCGGGGAACTGAATCTGGAAGTCGCCCGAGCTCACCTGCTGGTCACCACCAAAGCTCAGCACCGCGCAAGCTGCGCCAGCGTCAGTGTCGTTGTAGATCAGCGCGCCAGAGCTGGTGAACGTAGCCGAGGTCCACGTGGTGTCAGCAAAGTCACACACAGCGGTCGTGCCGTCAGCAACCGGAGTTACCGAAGTCAGCGTGTTACCGCCAGTGCTGTATCCGCTACCGTTAGCCAGCTGGTCGCTGCCAAGGTCGCTGTAGTTGGTCGTCGCAGCGCCAAACGTACCAGAACCCGCAGCTGCGGCTTTCAGCAGTGCGATCTTGAAGGTATCACCGGTCGAAGCGGTGAAGTTGTGTACACCCTTGAGCAGCTCAACTTTGAAGCTCGTGGGCATTGCGGTTGTAATGGAAATAGGCATCTCAGCTCTCCAGTAGTTTTACAAGTTCCGGGTGCCCAGCGGCTCGGAAACGGTTTGCCAACGTAGTGTGGTTGGACCTTACAGCCTGCTTCATGTAGTGAACTAGCACCCCACGAATCTCATCTTTGAACGCCTCGGCCTGATCACGAATGACCGGGTGGCAGTTACCGCCCACTGAGACGATCTTGGCAAGCGCCTGCTCGGCAACTTCTTCTGGGGTAAAGCCTCGGCCTGATACGCTCGTCGCCTTGATTTCCCCTAGCTTTGCGCCTGTTACGATACTGAACATGGTTTATGGCCCCGGTGAAGCAGAAGGAACTGGTAGGCGAATCATACCATCTCTGTACTCGTCTCGGCGACGGCGACCTTGCTGTTCGATGCCCAGACCCTGAATCGCTTGCTTGTAGCTGCCGTCAAAGAAGGCCAGCATCTCAGTGGGGCCTTTGGTGTAACTGTAGGCCTGAATCAAACAGGCGTACAATAAGGCCTCTGGGGCGTTTGTGCTGATCCATGTATTCTGGTTGGCCTGCGACAGCTGCGCGGGGCGGTAGATGTAGCCCAGTTCCACGGCATAGTTTTGGGACGGCGTCGGGGCAATGTAAAAGGTGTTCTGATCCCACACAGAGTAGTACTTGGGCACGCCCGTAGCCGTGCCATCGGGCCAGTACTCTTTCATGAAAGAGGTGTCACGGAAATCCAAAAACACCTGCGTGCCGCTGACTGTCACCATCAGGTAACGGTGCGTCAGAATCTCACTGGGCGAGGCAAGAAACCTGTTCCCGCTGGTCATCGTGCCGGTGGATTCTTTCTTGAACACGTCCAGATCTATGTCCCGCAGAATGCGGTTCTCGGCCATGGTGATGAACGTGTTGATCACCGGCTCAGTGAACACATTGCTGTTCACCTCGGTGTAATTTCGGATGTTTGTGACCAGTTCGTCGTATGTCATTAGGTGATCACCACAGTGACGTGTCCAACATAGCCCACCCCTTGGACCGCGTTTTGCTGCGGGAACGGCCGCATGTCAACGGTATTGGATGCGCTGCCTATACTCTGAAACGCCGAATCTGCCGGGACGCCAAGATAGACCACAACCGGCTCGATGCGATCCGGGCGCGGATCACGCAATGCAATGGCATCGCCCCTATAGCGAAGCGGGTCCAGCTGAGGCTCTTTGGGCTCATAGTCTTCCGGGCACACCATGAAACCACGCCAGTTCTTCCGAAGCACATTGTACTGATAGCGCTGGCCACAATAGTCGCATAGGCCGTAGGAAAACTTGCCTGTTGCAAAAGCCATTTCACACCCCGAAATCCGGAACGAACTGAACGCTTGCTGTATCCCGGTCTTCGAGCGCTGCGCGCTGGAAGTCTTCTTCGTAAATCTGTTTCAACGCTCCCGCGCGGTCAGGCGCGTACTTTAACGACAGCATGTACGCGAGCCCCGAAGCAAGGCACGGCAGGAAGCGGAAATTCACATCTGCTGTGTTGGCGTAGTTTCCAGCGTCCTGAATACGGCGGATGCGGTAGTACACAAACGTGTAAATCTGGTCAGCCGAGGGATACAGAAAGACCTTGGTCGGGTTGGCGCGCTGGACATAGAACTGCGCCGGACGCGCCTGTACCAGCTTGTCCGGCAGGTCCAGATAATCTTCCCGACTGATGCGGTCAATCGTGATGTCCGTCTGCTGCCCCTGCTGCGTCAATCGGATGACCGCCGATAAGACGTTCACCGTGTCGCTCGGCAGAGTCAGCTCGCGGCTGCCTTGCACCAGAGGGTACGTGGCTTCCTCGATGGTCCAGAGGTTCAGGCCTCTGTTCGCCCAGTCAAGGAACAGCAGGTTCAAGGAACGACGGGCAGAAGACAGCTGATAGCCTGCGGTCATTCGCATGCCGCAGCGTTCAAATGCTTCCTCAACTAGATCATCTATGCTGAGGTTAAAGTCCGTCGTTCCCGAAGTTGCCATTAGTCACACGCCATGCCGCCTTTGCGGTATCCTTTGGCCATTCCGCCGCCCATCATGCCCATCGCCATCTTTTTGCGAGGGCTGACAGCCATGCCGCCTTTTTTCATCATGACGGGACCAGTCTTCTTGCTGGTCTCGGAGACCATGCGATTCTTCGGACCCTTCTCAACGCAACCGCCGCCTTTGGTAGCGGCACCCATTCCACGTCCAGCCATTTTACTTACCTCTCGTCTTCATGGCGCGGCCTTTGACGTCCGCAGTTTTACGTTTCACAGCACGCCCCATACTATCGGAGGCCATGCCACCTTTTTTCATCTTGCCTACGCCGTCAGCGGCAAAGGCGGGGACTTTCTTGCCGTTCTTTTCGACCATCTTCATTTTGCTTTTCATTTCGTGCTCCGTTTTTTAGCGGTCTTTGCAGACTTCTTGAACGCGGTGTCCGTCGGGGCACCTTTACTGCCGACCTTGCGCATAGTCTCGCCTGATCCAGCTTTGATGCGTTCACGCTTTGCATTGATGTTAGCGTACAGCCCACGTTTAGCTGCCATTAGCATTTCCACCTGCGTCGAGCCTGCCGAAGCCGGCTGTTGGGGTCTTTTGCTGCTTCCGGGAAGTCCCGCATCTGCCCTGCAGAGCGCGCGCAGAATGACTTGCGGCGCTTGGCGCGAGCAGGGGAGGGGGCTTTCTCGGTCACCGCTGTCTTGAGCTTGCTGCCGGGATTGGCTTTGCGGTAAGCCGCTACGCCCTTCTCCGTCATGCCTGCCCCAGACTTGGTGGGCCGGAAATTACCAGACTTCACCGAAGTCTTGATCCCCATGCCCTTGCTTTTGGTTGCCATTAGGCAGCCGCTCCACCTTCAAACAGCAGCGTGACACTGGTTACTTCAGCACTGCTGACATCAATGAACACCCCGTTTTCAAACAGGATGCCCATGTCTGGCATGATGATGTCGTACGCACCGGCGGCTGCCGGGGTGGTAACAGTCATCTTGCCAGTGCCGGCCGTCGTAGTGCCGTCCTTCAGGACAAAGGATGCTGCAGTGTTGGTGCAGGTGTAGTACACCCCCAGAACACGGCAACGACCAACAACGGCAGACGCATCTGCCGCCTTGGTCACCGATTGTATATTACTGAAGCTCATGGCTCCCCCTTACTGGTCGGCAAAGGTGGGAGCAGTGGTGCTCACGACGGTGCCAAACACCTGATAGGTCGTTGCGCTCGTACCAACAAACGTGACGTTCATGGCAGCGGGCAAGTTAACCTGCAGCTTGCTGTTGGAGTTACCATCGGAGAACACTACAGACGGCTGCGATGTAGTATCCGTGTCAAAGAAGGTTACTCCGCCTACGAAGTACAGCAGGTCAGAACCGGTGCTGAAGATAGCGTCGTGGCCATCAGCTGCGCCACCGCCGTAAATGAAGTTGAACACTGCGCCCGCTACCGGGGTGGGGAGAGTGTAGGTGCGATCCGCCGAAACGTCCGCCACGATATTCAGTACGCCAGAGTTGGCGGCGGTGGTGATTGCGGTGTTTGCGTTGGGCAGGGCAACAGGGGCCAGACCTGCGTTGCTCAGTACAGTAACATTGCCGGTGGTCGGGTCAATCGAGATGCTTTGAAAGCCGTTCTGCGACCGGACGGGACCCGAAAAGGTAGTATTAGCCATTGCAAATTCCTCTCATGCGAGTTGGGGGAGGCAGTCTGCATGAAGTCGGCCCGGGCCGTCTGCCACCCAAAATGTTCCGGGGTTGCGTCTTTATATCAGGGTTACGCCAGAGTGTCCAGCTCATAAAAAAGGGCATCCTAAGATGCCCTTTCGTTTTACTGCATGCGCTATTAGGCGGCGCCGGGCGAGCCGAAGATGCCTCTCGGATCAGAATATCCGAAGCTATAGCGTTCACGTGCTTTGTAACGCACGTTGCCGGTATCGAAGTCGCCTTCAAAGCCAGTCTTCATGCTTACACGGTTGAACATCTTCATACCGTTCGGAGCGTTCGTCTTGATGAAGTACGCGTCGGGGTCGGTGAGGAAGTGGTTCACGGTGTAGCCCTGCGGAACCATGCCCATGTTCTTGATCGCGTTGATGTCGTTGTCCGCCGTGCCTACACGGAGGGTGGACTTCAGGATGCGATCAGCGGTGAACATCAGTTCTTTCGGGATGATCAGCTTCAGACCCTGAACAGCGATCTTCAGGCCACGTTCATCAGTGAACGCAGCGATGTCGATCAGCATCTGCTCAAGAGCGGTTTCGGACAGGTCAGCCGGAACTGCCAGTTCGTTACGCAGGTCGGGGCCACTCAGAGTCGGGTGGTCCGTAGCGCAAAGCGGCTTGCCGTCGCCACCTACGGAGGTGGTGAATGCGCCGTTAAGAACGCCAGCAGCCTTGATTTCTTTGGTCTGCACCATGCTACGGGCCAGTGCCTTGGTGTAACGGGCCGACAGACGGTCATAGAGGTTGTCCTCTACGGCCTCTTCAGTCAGCGAGAACGCCAGTGCAATGGTCTCGTGGGTGTAGCGAGCCGTGTAGACTTCCTGAGCAGCGTCGTAATCGACACCGGCACCTTCAGTCTTCACCGGAGCTTCACCAAAGCCCGACAACATCACTTCTTCTTCGAACGCGCGGTCCGAGGTTTCGATGTCGTAGATTTCGGTGTGCTCTTTTTCGTAGCTGCTGTATTCCAAGCCGAACAGGGCGTTCAGGCCGGGCTCCAGCTCTTTAACAAGTTGAGCGCGTGAAATAGCCATGATTAGCTCCTATTACGGCGCTGTATTGGCAACACCAGTGCTGCCATACAGGTGAGTGTTGATTTTAACCACAACGTCAACATGGTTGGTGGCACGAATGTTAGCGGGCGTGTTGTAGAAACCCACAATCTTCAATACCAGTGATGCCGTGTTGGCGATAAGGGAAGAGTCCAGCTCAGTGCCGGATACGCCCGTGGTGGAGCTGCCAGCGGTGTAGGCTATAGGCGCGTTAAGCCCAATGTCTGCCTGCACAACATCTTCATCCGCCTGAATGAGGAACAGCTGGTTGGGATCGTCAAGCACGTCAGCAGTGATAACACCTGCTGTGATGTTGACGGAACCCGGATAGAAGTTCTTCCAAGTGGGCTTGCCGGTAGTGGGGTCGATATAGTTACAGCCGTTGAATACGCCTACCGCTGCAGTGTGCAGGGTGGAGTCGTATTTTACGATGTAACCGGCGGAGAGAGTGACGAGGTCACCTTGGTAAATCGCGCCAGACTGGTTGTCTGCAATCTCATAGCCGTACTGCTTCTGAGCACCAGTGGCCGACAGGTTACCAAGCGGACGCAAGCCAAATGCTTTGTCTACGTTTGCCATTGTCGTTTCCTATAGAGGTTAGTTGGACGTTTTTTGAGAGCTTCCAAACGACACGCGCGTCTGACGGGACGGCTTTTGAATGCGCATGTTGTCATGGGCATTCACTTTCAACATGTCATTATCGACCGACGTTTGAAGGTCGGCAGCTCTCGAATTGTAGTACTCATTCCGCTCCTGAACCGTCTCATCGGGAATACGAGCAAGCACCAAAGTGCCCACGCTGATCACGCCAGCGTGGCGACCGTCTTCAACCACTGGAGCCTGAAAGTCAGGATATTCGTCCGCACGGACAAACTCGTAACCCTCGCGCAGTTTTCCTGCGACGTTGGTACGATCTTCCTGATTTCCTGCAGAAGTGCGAAGCCAGCGATGCTTGTAGCCCGGAGGGGCAGGAGGAGCATCCAAACGCGAGGGAGGAGCCCAAGGCTTGCGGCGTGTCGTTGCAGTGCGCGAAGCGTTGCTGCGAGGACCACGGTTTAAAGTAGGCACACTTGAGAGATCGTCAGTCATTTTCTCACTCCTTCACATATTTGGCGTATTCCTCAAGAGGAACATTCAGCCGTTTGGCAATAGCTACCTGACTTGGCGTCAGCTTCACTACGCGGCGTGCAGATTGAGTACCCGTTGCACGGGTGGCAGACGCAACCGTTTGCACGGGCCGATTGCTTCTGGAATTCACTTGAGCAGGCTGTCTGGTCTTGCCCCCCGTACGTTCAGGGAATAAGTCCTTCATCCTGCGATCAATTTCATCATAATACTCATCTGAGCTGGGGTCAAATCCCTCGTTCTGGATGAGCTGAACATGGATGCCACGAACGGCGCTGGTCATGACAACGTCTTTGCCAAACCAGTCGTTTCGCTCTGCCCAGTCCTCTGCTCTTGGGTCCAACTGCGGCGCCTGCTGCTGGCGAGGTGCCTGTGTCTGCTGAGGCGCCTGTTCCGGAGGAGCTGGGCGACGCTGCTGAGCCTCGGACAAACGGACCTGATCCATCGACAAGGCGGTCAGACGCTGCTGAGCCTCGGTCTCGGTGTCCAAGTCGCCCTCTTCACGCGCCTTCCTGATGACCTGCTTGAGAGCCAGTATCTGGGTCTCAATACGGCCACGGGTCTCGGTAATGCGAGCAGAATCAGTACGTTGAAACTCTTTCTCCAGCGTATCCTTCTGCGCCTGCACGTTCTTCGCATACTCAAGCGCGGCGTTTTCCCGACGCTCAGCCTCACGAAGACGTGCGGTCAGCTTGTCGATACGCTTCTGTACGGTAGAGCTGTAATTATCCAGCTCGTCGCGCGAAGAACCCTTTTCCGATGTCTCTACAACGGGAGGGGCCTCTTTTCCAAGAACCTCTCCCGCACTGCCATCTTCGTTAAACTGAACGGTTTGGGACTCCTCGTCCTCCCCGATCTTGAACTCTAACTGCCTATCTGCATCACTCATGCTGCGCCCTCCTTAAAGATGAAGTATGTCGTCTGGGTTGTTGACGGTTCCAATGACCTCGTCATCGTTCAGAATGCGAATCTCACCCCCATCAATGGGGATTCGAGCGCCCGCATACCGGCCAAAAACGATCCAATCCCCTTCCTTGCACCACGGCCCGTGGGGGAACTTGCTCTCGTCCTTGTAGGCCAGAGGGCCTACCCGGAGAACGTACGCACAGGTGGTAGACAGAGCTGCCTTGTCCTGTGTGTCTCGCGTGAGGGCAATACCGCCTTTGGTCTGGGCCGCTCCACGATACGGAAGTACCGCAATGCGCCAGCCTGTAGGGGAGGGGATTCGGGGAAGGGTTGAAGACAGAATCGCTTGGTCCAGCTGGCCGTCTTTGTCGAACACGTCGGCAAAGTCCTTTGGTCGCTGTTCTGCCTCTGCCACGCGCTGCTTTCGCAGACGCTCTAACTCGGTCATTGTTTCGCTCAATGTATCGCTCCTGTTGTGGTTAGAACTCGTCATCTGTATGGGCCTTCAGTCGTTCTTTCACTACATCGACTGCCAGCCGCAGACCTTCGAGACGCCCCATGAGGAAGCGATATCGCTCCATATCAGACACACCACCACCCAAAACCATGGTCTCGGTGTCTCTGATTGTGCGATCCAGATCGCGCAACACACTTTCTGCAAACGTCAGCATGGGCTAGTCCATGTAGGCGGGAGATGCCCTCTCCCGTGGGGATTTTTTCAGTAGATCGCCGTTTTTTGGTCAGCGTCTCTACGTTTTACCATCATAACAGCACCCTTCGGCTTTTTCATCTCTCCGCCCTTGGCTGCCATCTTAGGCTTCTTGGGACGGCCTGCCTTCTCGTACGCAATGGCAGCGGCCTGCTTCGTTGCTGCCTTCGTGCTCTTGGGCTTGCTAGTGCCGATGCTGCCGGTTTTCTTGTAGCTACCGACCATCTCGCCAATGTTCTCACTGATTACGCGTTGACTGCGACCTTTCTTGATTGGCACGGTCTCTTCTCCTTTGTGATATGTCATTTGCCACCATGCGCTCGCGCGCGGTCTCGGCCCGAGCGCCTGCGATCTTCTCCTGCGAAGCGATGCGCTGTTGTGCAATCGCTGAGTTCTGCTGCATCTTCTGAGCGTCCAGACTCAGGCGTGCCTGACCTTCCTGCGCCTTGTTCTGCACTTCCTGTGCCCGCAGTGCGATCTCCTTCTCTTTCAGCACGACCACCGGATCAGGCTGACCGCCCTGACCAGTAAGACCGTTCTGCATGTCGCGCACCATCTGGAAGTTCTCAGTAATCTTGAGCGAAATCATCGCCTCACGCTGCAGTTCGGAGACCATTCGATCTGGATCGCTGCCGTACTGCTTGAACAGCTCGGCCGCTGTGTCCTCTTCTGCCTTTAAGCGAACGTGCTCCATGATGTGCTTTTGCAGCTCGATTGCCGCCTGTGGAAGCGCCTGCAGGGTAGGGGCAAGGCCCATCATGAGATGCGACAGGATATGCGCGTCGTGCTGCTGGCCGGCAAAGGCCTTGAGCTGCATGCTGTCCAGTACGTCCGAGTTTTCCTGTGCCGAGTCTTTCGGCATCTGGGAGTTCTGCGGCCGCAAAATACCGTCAATGTCGCGCACGTTCAGCGCGGCATACACCCGGTAATAGGCTTCGTACATGTTGTGCATCTGCGGCGCCGACTGCGCCATCTGCAACTGCGACTGTGCCAGCTGAATACGCTGCGCCGTGGAGAAGATGTTCGGGTCAGCAACCGGTAGCACCGCCACAAGGTTGTCAAAATCGTGACGCTTGATGTAACGGGAGGCCCCCGGCACGTCATACGGATACTTATCGGGCAGGTACCGGCCAAAGCCTGCCGCCAGCATTTCAAACTCTTGGCTCTGCGCGTAGTGCAAGCGCTTGTGGATGGCTGACATGGCCAGCGCCCCACGCTCCAACAACGCAATGGTGGTGCCTACGGCCGCCTGCTGGTTACCGTCGCCCACCTGCATGTCAGTGATGCCTGCCAAGCGGCGACCGGCATCTACCGCAAATCCCAGCAGTGCGAATAGCGTCTGGCTCGGTTCCTTGTACGGCAGCGGCATCAGCGAAGCACTGAGCTCGGCGCCGCCGGCGTCAATGTCGCGCCATTCGCCCGGCTGGATCGGAGTGCTGTCGTCTGCAATGCGCGCGCCCTTGGCCTTGAATCCTGCAGGCAGATTCGACAGGGTACCTGCATCCAACAGCTGTCGCAGCGCACTGGTCGCCGACTTGGACAGGCCACCAATGAGGTGGACAAAGCCCAAGCCATACGCGCCGGGGCCTTCTACCAGCACGTAATGGACGAAAAACTCCTGCCTCAACTTCAGCTCATCACCTTCCGCCCAGTTCCGGCGAATGCTGACCAGCCTGCCACTCGTCTCTTCCAGCGTGACAATATAGGGCAGCTTGATGCCCGTCGGTTCGCCGTCTTCGTCCACATCTTCAAAGCCCGGGATGTCCAGATAAACATGGAACTCCAACAGGAAGATGTCCTCGTTCTCCGAGCTTGGGGACATGCCAACAAGCTGGTCGATCTTCGACTCAATGTCCGTCTGAGGCGCGGATGCCTCAGGCATGAGGTTGTAGTCCAAGTACTCGCCGGCCCACACGCGCTTGCGGTAGTCGTTCTCGTACATGGAAATGCGGTGGGTAATGCGGGAGCATTGGGAGATGACGGACGACCCGCCATAGGGGATGAACAGGTCGTCCGGCAGTACCAACTTTGACACCATGCGCCCCATCTGCGCATCGTAGTACACTTTCTTGAACACCGACCCGCCGTAGCCCAAGTAGAACAAGGCCTGATCCACCTCGGGGGTGTACTCTTTCATGATCGTCGTGAGCTGGTAGTTCATGAAGTCCTGCACACGGGAGGCCTGCTGGGCCTTGTCCAACGTCTCACGGCCCATGATCTTCGTGCGCACAGGGCCTTCGGCCGGCATGAGTTCCTTGAACGCCTGCGCCTGAAACTGCACGATGGCCTCGGTCAACATAGGATGGACCGCGCCCGACGCACCACGGAACGGCTGCGTGCGCTCTTCGATCTTCAGGCCAAGCAGCGACAGGCCCTTGGAATACATCACTTCCCAGTCCCCGCGCGACGACTTGTCGGCTTCGTACAGGGCCATCATGTTCGAGGAGATGTGCGCCCGGTCCTGATCGTCAACCAGCTCTGCCAAGTTGGCATAGAAGTCAACGTCGTCCACGGACTCATCAAGCTCCACGGCAACACTGCCGTCGTCCTCAAGGATGATCTCAATGTCCGGGGAGGAACTCTCCTCGATCACCATAAGATCGGTTTCAGGGGCTTGATTGACCGCTTTTTCAATAGGCATGGTCGTTACTCAGTCGGTTACTTATCCAAGAAGGATAACAGATTTTTGATGTCATCGGGCTTCGAGGTGACTTCACCGCCCTTTGCGAACGGAACGCCTCGTGTCAGGACCCTGTTCACCCCCTCACGGCCCTCGGCAGAACCATCGCCCCAGACAATGGCAGTGGTATTGAACGGACCACCACTGCCTTCCAGCGTCAGGTCAACAACCCGGAAGCCTTCGCCAAGGTCTTTGACAACATCGCGCGCGTTCTGGGGAACGCGCTCATAGAGCTGAGGCTGCGCGGACTGCGATGGAGAAGTCAAAGCAACAAATGAGTATCCCCTGTCCACTGCTGCTGCGACAGCGTTTTTGATCATCATATGTTGAATCGCCTTGGGGTTCTGCTCCATGCCCGGAAACGGCTCGTCAAGCTGGGGCATAACCCCCCTCTTCTCCGCTTGAAACTTCGCGTTTTCAAGACTTCTTATTCGGACTCCTACCGAATCTTGCCGCTTTTGGTATTTTCTGTACAGGTCGATAACAGGCGCTGCTTGTGCGTCAAGTTCGGCTCTTTCTGCAATCCCCTGCTCTGGCGTAATTTCGCCCGCGTCCTGTCTGTTATAACTCGCCTGTTGTTGCCTACTAAACTCGTTTATCTGATTTTCTGCCTGTTGGGCGGCCGCTTCTGCTTTGTCTTTTTCGATATTGGACAGCCTGATTCTCTCATCAAGCTCAGGTACGCCTTCCCCGCGCAGGCCTTTCTTGCGGATATCATCCAACAAATCTGACTGCATTTCATGCAAATAAATACCCCTTGTAGAGGCTGTCTGACCGGGCAACGGAGCCATTACTTCTGTGAAACGGGAAAACGAGATATTGCTTGAATTTTGCCCGATCACGTCGCGGTGGCTTGCGTCGCCGTAATAGTCCGGATTATTGCCCGGCACACGTCTCGGAGGAGGGGGCGGTTCAAACAGTTTCTCAAACTCCGGCATGTAGCCTTCCATCGAGGTCAGGGTCCGCTGAACTTGGTCTTGTATTTCGGCGTTCAACTGCCATTTCGCTGCCTCAGCGGCAGGGGCCGTTACAGCACGGATCACGTCCTTTTTGTCCTCAAAGCTGACGGCGCCTGTCAGATTAATGCTCTCCGGAAAAAAGTCTCGATATTGTGACGGCAGGTATTCTAGTTGCTGCTTGTACGCACGAGAAATAGCCAAGTCATAAGCTTCCTGAAGCAGTTCATCGGGGGGACGTCCTCCCCTTTCGATAACCATCCTGTATGCTGGCTCAAACAACTGCGTAGACGCTGCTCGGTTAAAGATAGTGTCTACAGCTGCCAAATCGTCCAGCTCATAGCGGACCTCCCTGCTCTGCCCTGCGGCGTCTTCAAGCTCGGAAATGTAGTAGCGTAGTCTGTTCTGCTCAACGCTGTCCGGAAGGTCGGTGACAATGTTTCGCAGGACTAAAAGACCGCCCGGGTCCCCCCGCGCAAAACCTCTTGCTACTGCATCCCTACTCGTAACTATATTCTGCAGCCTCTGGCGCCCTTGGTTGAGTGCGACGGGGTCCAAAGGCGGCGTCGAAGGCGCCTTACCCTGCTCGCCGCCCCGCGACAAAAGAATGCCCCCGATTTTGCCGGTAGAGGATGTTGATCCTCCCCTAAATGGATTATCAAAGCTTTCGTAGGGCATGATACGCCCATAGTCTACGACGCTCGTCTTGAAATCCGCCGGATCGTAAATCTGCTCCAGACGCGTCAGCAGGTCTGATGCTGTTACTTTGTCCTTGCCCTCAAGGTCAGACAGGGCTTGCTCGGCACGGCGGATGTCGTAGCTGCGGAACTTGGGGCGTATCTGCCCCAAGAACTGGTCCTTGGTCAGCGTGCCTTCAATACTGTCCGCCACATACTGGTCCAAACGACCAACAAATGGGTACTCCCGGCCACGAACAAAGGGATATGGGCTGTACGACCCCCCGTCAGGGTTATTCACAGAGGCCATGTTGGTGATTCCCGCCGAACGGGACATGTCACGCGGGTCCACCGCAATGGCACTGTTCACACCGGTGCCGCCCAGCATCGAGCCTACAAGCTCGGCGCCAAAGTTATCCGGGGCAACTTCGCGCGCAATCTGCGCACCTGCCTCTGCGCCGGCGTACACCTGACCCTCTTTGGCAACATCTCCAACCAGACGCTTGAGCATGTCGTCAGCAGAACCGGGGACCGTGGCCCGTGTAGCCGCAGACAGGGCAGGGGCAGCCATTGAACGGAACCGGGCCACTGGACCTGCAGCAATCTGGGCACCAATAGCCGCTGGTGCGTACGGATCATAGCCCTCGACGCCCAATGCCTCCTGCACACGGCCGGAAACAGGGGTAAAAGGCTCCGTTTCAACGCCAGCACGGCCTGCCAAGTACTTTGTACCGAGCTGGGCGATGTCACCAAGGCCCACGGTCATGTCTACCGCCGATCCAACGACCGGTTTCGTGACATTTTCAAAGAAAGCGCTGTTCAAACGGTCCAGCAAACCCCGACTTTCGGTTTTAACAGGGTCTTCCTGCGGTGTTCTGCGCGAGGGCGTCGATCCGATGCGGTCCATCTGGGCTATCAGGTCCTCGGTCCGCGCTTCTCCGCCGTTTTTGTAGCCCAACTGGCTCTCTTTCAGGGTTTTTGCCTTGCCGGAATCGATAAATTCCATGATTTCGCGCAGTCTTTCGTCCTGAGTCATGTCAGACAGGCCTATGTCGCGGCCTTTTTCGTCGTTTTCCAAGTCCATGCCACGCTCCGCGCGCGACTGGCCCTGCAAAGTGCCCAGTCCGTACTCGTTCAACGCGCCAACAACGGCTGCAGGGAGCCTGCCGTAGCGGTTTGCAAGCTCCGACTGGAACAACATGTGCCGCATGGCGTCCGCTTCACCGCCCAACTCGGTCTCTTTCGGGTAAAAAAGCGTGGAAGTACGCGATGCGTAGTCTTCCATCTCGCTCATGGGGGTCAGGTCGGACAGTGCTCGGGAGGCTTTTCGTGCTACTTTGCCCACGTTCTTCAGTTTTTCCAGCATCTGTTCGGAAAAACTGACTTCGCCACCGTCTTTCTTCGTGATCACGGGATTGGCAGGGTCGAAGGTGCCTTCGTTGCCGGTGGCAGACTTGATTTGGGTGGGGTCAAACGTGATGTATTCCGTGTTCCCGTCCCCATGACGAAAAATGATCCCATCATATCCTTCGTCTTTTATGTCCTTGACAATTTTATCTGTAACCAACAACGGGAATTCTCTCCAATCATCGGCAAACGCTGATCTTGCCCACTCCTTTGATGCTTGGTCATCCATTACAAGAGGACGCTGCATACGCAAATAAACGGGCATCACATTTGCCCCTTCCGTATCCTTACGCACGTTGTGGGCGGCAGGTAAAGCTGCGGGGTCGTCTCCAAACCACATAGCCGGCCCGCTAAGTTCTGGATCGAAGCCTCCCGGCTTGAACTTATCGAAGTCTTTTGCCGTAGTGTGATAGAAAACTTTTGGTTTCCCACTCTCGTCAAGCAGTTGACTATTGCCAAACCAGTTTTTGAACTCCGGGGTGTCCGTCTGCACCGCACGGGCAGGGGCGGCTTGGTCCAGCATCTGACGGGCCGTTCCGGGAATCTCTTCAACAACATTCGCTGCCTTGCGCGCTGCACGCACAACACCACCCGCCACTGGGATCATGCTGGCAGCACTGAGGCCCATGCCTAGCATGTCACCCTCTCTACGCGCTCTCTCAAAGTCACGGACACCCTGCGCAGTGCCAACACCCGGCAAAAAACCAGCAGCAATGTCAGCTGCCGTCTCGCCAAGGCTCATGTCCTGCGGAGTGTCCAACGACGTGAACCGCTGCAGCCGTTCCAGCATGCTCCTCGGTTCTTCGGCGCCGGGGACTTGCTCCTCGGCGCCCTCAGGCTTTTTTAGGCGGTCTAGTAGCTCCCTTGCTCTGGCCTCACCGCCCTCCGCAAACATCTGCGGCTGCATGTTCAGGAACATCTTGGGAGCCATTGCCAAGGGGTTGGCAGTGGTCGAGGGCAGGGGATTGCCAAACTCATCGTACATCTGCTGGTTCTGGGCAATCGCGCCGCCGGTCTGGGACGACCCTGCAGTGCCCGAGGTCCCTGAGCCTTGGCTCGCGGCCCATGACTGGAAGTCCTGACCGAACTTGGCCGAGTCAAACGTGCCGCCGGGGCTGTAGTCCCCTCCACGCAGACGGGACTGCCAGTAGTAGGTATTGGCACCA